TTAGCGCTGAAAGGGCCCACAGGCTCGTCACAGGGGTAGTAGTGACGTGGCGACGTGGTCAGAATGTAGTTGCGAGCCCAATCAACGGGCTGAGCATCAGACGCCAGTAAACCCATAGCGTCAAAGCAAGACAAGGTCACGGTTGAGTCTTTGCCTGCGTCAGTCCACACAGGTGGCCAACCAGCGACGAAGCCACGGAACACGGAATAACTAGTGGCGCCATAGGTGGCCGTGATGCGGATTTGGCGACGCGGCAGCAGTTTGCCGTAGTAAGTGCCTGATGTATAAAACGGGTCAAAAGTACGCGCACGGTTGTTCAGCGTCACCGTCGCGGAACCGTAAAAGGTGCCCCAATCGTCAGAACGTCCACGATCGATTGTCATGCTGTAAACATACGCAGAGACGTCAGTCCAAGTCGGACTTACAACATACGGGCCATCGTCAAACGCAATCTCAACCTTTGGTGTTGGGTACGCCACTACTTGCCCCTACGGAAATAAGCGTTGAGAACGTCGTTAACTTCCTTGCCAATCTTGACAGGATCACCGACGCCAGTGTTTACATTGACGATGACGCCACGATTAGCAGTAGTAGCTGGCGCAAGAGTGCGCATAGAGTCATACGGCGTCAAAGCGCCAGCCTGATAAACAGAACTAGATTTAGCGTCAAACTGAGAAGCAACCGAAGATGCTGCATTTTTCACGCCTTTAACAGCACCGGGTGTCAACTTTGCTACTGCAAAAGCAGCGACCGCTGCAGCACCAACTGCTAGCACAACAGGGTTCGCAGCCATCGCAATATTGAGAGCAATCATGGCTGCAGTGATAGCGCCAACTGCCAAAGCAATGTCTCTAAACGTCTTTGGGTTTTTAGAAGCCCAATCACCAAACTTCTGTAGGTAAGGCAAAGCGCTTTCAACAACAGGCACCAAACTTGCACCGATCGATTCCTTGGTCTCATCAAGGGCAATCGTGAGGCGCTTGAACTTGCCTTCTGTGGTTTCAGCAGCAGCTGCAGCCTCGCCACCAAACTTCTTGTTGAGCGCTGCAAACACCTGCTCCGCTGTGGCGCCCTCTTTGATCATCGCCTTCATCTCAGGCACCAACCTCGCAACAGCGGTTAGGTTGCCTCCTAGGGCACGCTCGACCGCCTTGCTGGCGGTCTCGAGGCTGATGTTTTTCGCTGCAGCGATATCCATTGCCAGAGATGCAGCCCTCTGGGCCTTCGTGACGTCCTTAGTGACTCTGACCAACGAGGAAAGCACTGGACGAAGATCATCATCGGTGATGCCCAGCAATTTGCCTTGGGTGCTGATCCAATCCTCGTTGGCTGCAATCTGCTCGTCGGTTGCCTTAGTCGAGCGCTGAATTTGGCGAGCAAGCGCCTCCTGTGCAGCCTGATCTTGAACCGCTGCTTTAGTCGCGTCAAACAATCCCACAGCCAATGCACCGAGAGCAGCAGTCGCTGGCACAGCAGCCTTACGCAAAGCAAACTGAGCCTTCTCGCCGGTGGTCTCAAGTTGCTTGAATTGCTTGACTGCCTGCTTGATGCCCTTGGAGTTGAACTCCGTGACAATGGGAATACGAATAGCCACTAGATGTCCTTTTGAACTTTGCGCATTACTTCTCGGATGAGAATGCCGACACGACGCTCGACTTCGTCCTGATGGGATAGGTATGCCTTCCACAAGAAACGCCCCGGCGAGCCATAACGGCGCGTCAAGTTGTCAACCATTTCACGACCCTTAGCGGTCGGCACAGGGCCACGACCTGACATCTCGCTAACGAGAGCAGCCGAACTACCCCAGCGGATACCGAACACCGCAAGGTCAGAGGTGTAGGCACCAAATTGGCGCGGACGTTTACCTGAAACAAAAGCCTTGATAGATCGGTCAGACTTTGCATCGTCCCACGGGAATACGTCGCCACGTTTGCCCGGGTTCCAACGGTGCTTCATGCCTGACAGCGGAGGCTGTTGAGGCGTCAACTGGCGAGCCTCAGTGATGACAGTTTCGACGATGCCTGCGTAATCCTTGGTCACCTGACGACGGGCAACCTTGTCAATCTTGTTTAATTCCCGTAGAGCTTCTTTAGCGCCGACGACGGTGAGTTCTGTGTTTACGGTTCTACTTGCCACGGCGTTGCTCCTTGTTCATTTTGTCGAGCACGTCCGCGACGGTGTGCAGCTCTTGTATATCGAATGGGATTTGGGGAGGCCAGAAACCTGTCTCAACGACTAACTCGCAGAGGGTTCGAAGGTAACTGCCTCGCCCGTAGGGTTTGCTGGTTCATCCTCAACCACGTCAACCGACTCAAGTCGGCGAATGAAGTCGTCAAAAACGACGGGCACTGTAAAACCCTCTTGCTTTGCACCCTCAAAAGCAAGGAACGCAAGGTGCTCCATAGCCACGCCGTTTGCAAGATCGGAGGCGCGGATTTTGAACTTGCGCTCCATTGCAATAATTGAGAAGAGGTTGGTTGTGACACGGTATGACACGCCACCTTTCTCTTGAACTTCCAATGTGATTTTCATTTGTTTCTCCTAAATAGTTGGGGTTGAATCAAATGATGTCGCGAACCCAAGTTCCACCGGTGCCCGTGATTTGGACAGTGGCGATTTCGCCGACGGTGGAGTTGATTGGGGTGAAGTCGGCAATCATGCAATTTGAGATGACGTATTCAGGGTTGGTTGCGGACTCGGTTGCGCCTGATGGCGAGATGGTGAAAGTGGTAGTGCCAGTGCCTACGCATGTGCTAAGGAACTGCTCGACTTCGCCTGCTCCGTAGGAAAGGTAGAAAGTGATTGACACGTCAACAGACTGAAGACCGCCAGCGAACTTGTGGCCAGTGTCGCCGAAAGCTGTGATTTCAAGCGAGTCCTGACCGACGGTAATTGTGCATTGGTTGCCTTGGTCGGAGAAGTCCACAGTGGTTGCACCCTGTGTCATTCCGATGGTGGCATTTGAGAGGAATGTTGTTGTCGCCATGGTGGCTCCTTTTTGGTTAGTTGCGCCGTACGGCGACGGCAACGGTTAAGTCGTAAGAAGGCAAGTCTTGCCCCCCTACGGATACGAGCCCCGGACGAAGATCCGTGACCGCGATGGGTGAGTTCATTATCTGGTCTGCAATTTGCATGAGGTAATCGCCTGCATCTTGGTTGCCCGGAGGCGGTGCCAGCACACGAAGTCGAAGACTGATTTCGCCGACGTTGTATGTAAACGCTGTGACGTTGGGTAGTTCAATCAAAACAGACAAGGGCCGAGCGTTACGAGGGTCAGTGATAGGCACAAGGCTGAGTGCTGTGAGCGCTGTTTTACAAGCGTTTACAGCCTCATACAAGATGCCTGAAGAACTCACGCGACCTGCGCCCTGCCACAGCCAAGCAGCTGCATGATGCGGTGAAGGGTGACAGGCATAGGCAAATTGCCCATACCGTCAAAGCCACCGTATGAGTCACCGCTAGTTCCGCGTTCACGGTAAAGCGTCGCTGCATACATTGTCGTACCTAGTTCGACATCGGCGCTGGGGACGGTGGACGCAGAGTCGGTGTAACCAGCCTCACGGCGTTTACGGAAACACCAAGCGTTAGCAGCGCTTACACACTTAGCCACGAAGGCCGTGTCGTTAGCGGTTGCCACGTCAATGCCCAACCACGCCAGCACAAGCGCTGAGGTAGTCCATGCCGGGCTAACGGTGTAGGTGACTGTGCCAGTGGCGGTGTCGTAAACAACATTGTCGCCCGTATCGGCATAGATAATTTGGTTGGGCTTGGGGTTGTTGTAATCAAACTCCAAGATGCCGTACTCGTCCACGCGGACAAGTTCGTACTGCTCAATGGAGAAGACCGTGACGGTGCCGTTGAAGGTTGTGTCGGTTACGCCTGCGACAACGATGCTGTCGCCGGGTTCCACTTCGGAAAGGGTCAGGGTCTGTACGGCTGCGAAGTTATCAACACGCGCGGCGTAGATAATTGTGTTTACAGACATACAGACCCTTTCCTTACTACCGAGTGATTATGTGAGTGACACGAACTTTGTTGGGTCAATCATCAACGTGGCAAAATAGCCATGGAACGAGAGAACTCGCGACAAAGTTGACGGTGACTCCAATGTGAGCGCTCCACGTTGCTGTTCGAAGATCTCGAAGCCTGATGGATCGCCAACGATGACGGTGTCTGCTGCAAAGTTGCGGTCAACGACAATGCGAAGACCGAACGCAACTGCGTCAGCTGAGTTTGCCTGAATTGTTCCGAAGGCGTTCATTGGGCCAACTTGTGGGAACAACGGACGACCAGTGGTGTCTGTCAACAATCCGAGCGATGCCCACATGTTTGGAGCAAGGAACAGGTGTGTTGGCAGGTTGCCGTTTGAGTTGGTCAGGATGGTCTGCGCGGCTGCGAAGATGTCTGTGACCCACTCGGAAGGGCTTGCTGGATCTGTGAGAACACGAGTCTGTGTCTGACCTGAAAGCAAGTTGTCTGCAGCAACATTGTCGGTGGTGTTCGCATAGATGCGAGCCATGTCATCGAGAATGAGCTGAACAACAGCGGGATCACTCCAAGATTCATCCTGAAGGGACAAATTCACGTATCCACCGTAGGTGCCCTTGGTGACTTGGTTGTCTGTCACCACATAGGTGCCTGACTGAAGCGTTGCGTTCTCAGAAGACTGTGCAGCCATAGAAACATGAGTTGTGACTTCGGGACGGATAAAGACCTTGCCAGATCCGGGCATTGCCTTCGCGCCGATTGCGTCAACTACTGGACGGAAGCCAATGAAGTTGTTGTAAACAGGCTGAACGATTGGCAACGGAAGGATGCCGGGTGTGTCAGTTGTGGTTACGTCAGGTGCAGCTGCGCGGAGTGCTTCTGACATTTCAAGCCACTGATCGCCACCAGCCATTGCAGCGGCGATGTATTCGGCGGCGGTTGGCAACTTTGCCACACGCTTTGCAGCCGCGAAAAGCGGTGCGGTAGGAACGATTTCAGCCGAAGCCTCAACCGTTGGGGTTACGTCAGACATGGTTTCCTCCTCAGGAATGTCTAGGGGTTGGGGTTCGACAACTTCTTCTTCTGACTCTTCGTCAGGCTGGGAAGCAGCGATTTCTGTGATGACCGCGTCTGCAAATGCAGGTTGTGCGACCAACGAGATTTCAACAAGGTTGGCTTTAGAAACGACCATCACGCCGTTCTTGTCAAACTTATATTTAGTGGGAATTGCGCCAACACTTACGGAGTCGTAAGCGCCAGCCTTCACTAGTTCAATGGCCTCATCGCTTGCGCGAGTGTTGGCAAACTTTGCTGTAAACAGCAGACCTTCTTCGGCTTCAACAAGTTCGGTGACAACACCACGCAGCTGCGTCATGTCGTGACCCTCAAGAAGTTTTGGGGCTTTTGCGTTTACATCAAACGCACCCTTACGGAAGGAAATTTTTTCGCCACTCGACACCACCGCAGGCGTGTCCCAAGGAACAGCCACTCCCGTGATTGTCCGGGGGCTGTCCTCTCCTGCGGCAGCGTCAAGCGTGACGGGCACGGCTACAAACTCAATCTTCACAACTCATCATCCGTTTCATTATTGGGCATGCCACTAGGGCTTTCGGATCCTTCGTAGTCTTCAATGTCAAACTCGACATAGCGGTTACGAGGAAGAACTTGTGCGCTTGACAAAGTCTGCTCAATAGCGTCCATGTAAATACGAGCGCCGAACAAGTAGAGATCCTGACGCGCCTGCTGTGCGTTCTGATACGTCATCGAAGCGCCTTCAGTAGGTGCGCTCACAAGGTACGCAGGAACGTTACAAAGGCGAGCCATCTCAAGCGACTGGTACTTGCGCTGATCGGAAATGACTTCCTGCGGAGAATGATTGAACTCTTTGAACTGCACCTGACGCGACAAAGCACCGATGGCGTTTTGTTTACGGGCTTGAGCCCATGCTGATGCAAGGTTGCCTAAGTCATCGCCTGACATGTCCTCGCCATCAATTTGTTGCAGATAGCCCGGGACAGTTTCGAGCGAGGCAAAGCGGTCTGCACTCTGGTTTAAATAGATGTTGGTGTTAATTGCTTGAGCGCCAGTCTTCAAGATTCCCTCGATAGGGCTGATGAACTGGATGACGTTGTTGACATCAAGTTTTTGACCGTTGAACTCAAGCTCATCGGATGGGCCGTAGAACTGTGGGATTCCGCTTTGCTGGGTGCTGGACACGTTTGCAGCTGGGAGCCATGTAAACGAAGCAGGCAACCCGGTGGAGTAACGGGTCTGCACGTAGGCGTACGCCACACCGTAGAAGAACATGTCCGAGAAGATGTTTACAAAGAAGAACGAGCGTGAAACCTTGGGGTCGGGGGTTTCCATCCAAGGCTCAAGAGGCAGATACACCTCGTCATAGTCCTCGCCGTTCCACTGCTTTGAGTAGTGCTTAAGACCTACTGAGCCGATGATGCCAGCGAGGAGATCCCGTGAACGTGAAACTGTCGGGATGCTCAAGGCGCGGACTTCAGCCGACCCAGTCTGATAGGCGATGAAGTTGCCAACATAGGACGCGCCAGCAGCAGCCTGCACAGGTGCAGATGCAAAAGCGGCTGTTTCAACTTTGCGTGAGAAAATACCCATCTCTTCGGAGTCTTACACAAGGTTGTTGCAAATGCAACTATCTTGACGAACCCATCGAAGGTTTGTTTCCCTGCCCGGGTCTTGACACCATTGCAGCTGCAACAATAAGACAACGACAAGCCTCAATGGGCCCGGGTGATCGCTGGGACGAAATTGACAGTGCGCCACCCTGACCTCGAATCAATACCGCCCTGTTTACGTGTTCGGCAAGAAGGATTTCACCCGTGTGCTTAATCCTGTCTTCGTTGATAAGACCCTTGACGGTTGAGGTGTATTTGTTGATTTCGCCGTAGCCCCACTGCACCGTTCGGCGCTGAAACTTCTCGGGCGTGTGAATAAACAGAGACGGCGTAATCGCCAGCTGCGTTTTAGGTTCACGCTCCAACGACGATGTGATCCGTTCCCACATCTCAGCAATCGACTCGGTCTGAAACTCCACAGAGGCAACAATGTCACCGTCCGTATTCTTGCGACACCAAACCCCAACATATTTGGAATCGTCAACGGCGGAGTCAACCGCCAGCACCGAAGTCGTCCCATCCCACTCGGAGTTCTCGGTAAACCGCTTTGACCACTGCCCCGGCGGTAGCCACGAGGATGCTGCAGAAACCCACATATTGCAGTGAGCGCGAAGCCACTGAGATCGGTCAGGGCTGGAGTGTGCAGCTCGAAGACTCTTCAGCGTGACCGTTCGTGGCATTGAAGGATTGGCGTAACCCCAGTAGCGCTCATCATCTGGTGACACCGACTCAGGCACCGACCACTCAGCCATGTACAACTCGCCCGGCTCACCCTTGTCAATCTGACCGATGGCCTGCTCCCGAAGTTTCTTCATAACGGTGCTCGACTCATCGCCAGCGGTGGACACCAACAACGACAAACCCGACTTCACAGCAATTTGTGCAGGCTTCAACGCCCCGAAATAAGCAGCCTCCGTGATGGCCCACAGTTCGTCAACAATCAGGATGTCCACGCCACTGATGCCGTGCTTCTTCCCTGTCGCAGCCTTGACCAAATACTCAGACCCATCGACCATCTTGACGCGGTGACGACCATACGCCCACGTCACTTTGCACAACCCTGACTCTTCCCACAGCTCGAAGAGATCACGCAAGTCCTCAAACACCTCAGTCGCCAGTGACAGTTCGTGGGCCGTGGAGACAACCTTGACGGGTCTGCCCCAAATCCGAGGCAACTCAAGAAGACAAAACCCCACCACCGCGCTAAGCATAAAAGTCTTGCCCTGCTGACGAGCACAAAACGCCATAGCACTCGAATGCGTAAACGAATGGTCAGCATCATGCTCAAAAGCACCGGTCAACACGTTCACCTGCCACGGAAACAAATGACGGTTGAGATGAGCAGCTGCAAAGTCTGCAATGAGAGGCCCATAACTCTCGTACCCAATAGTCGGCGTAACCAACCGAGGATGATCAGAACCAACGCCGGGCGTTAACGGCTCGATATCCCAGTCTTGAGCTGAGTCATGACCGTTTCGTGGAGATACGGCAGAA